CTTCTAATGAACAATAAAGAAGCAAACAATATTGGTATACTAAAAATAGGTAATAGCTCCTTAGAAGAGCTAGGAATAACTCCAGGACACACGGTAACATTTAAAGCCGGGTCTGAATGGGAGTTTAATATAGACGGAGAACGTTTATATTGTATGAAATCAAATGATATTTTATTAGAACATGGATACAAAGAAGACGAAGAGGAATATAATCCTAGCTGGGCAGATAGCCGTTGAAGAATTAATAAAAGTAGCTAAAGAAGCTATAGTTGACTCAGATGACGATATATCAGCAGATAGATTAAAAAATGCAGCAGCTACTAAAAAGCTAGCTATATTCGATGCTTTTGAAATATTACAAAGGATTCAAGAAGAGGAACAAGAAGAGGAAGCTATATTAAATGAAAAGCCTAGAGACAGTAAAGAAAAAACTTTTAAAGGCTTTGCAGAGGGGAGATCTAAATAATGTATACTCAAAGTTTATATAAAGTATTAGATGATCATATCAAGCCTCATATTATTAAAAAAAATAATAGGTATAAGAAATGGGAGTACGGCTACAATAAAGAGCATGACGTTGTAGTTATAAGTAAGACGGGGGAAATAGGTGAAATATACGATATACAAAATCTAAAAATAGCTTTACCTAAACCAGCAGATGTTGTGAAATTTAAAAGCAAGTCCTGGCAAAGAACAGAATTACCAGATGATTTAAAGAAAATAAAAACAATATTTGACTGGGAAAATTATCCTATAGATTTCAAAGAAAAATGGTATGATTATATCGATAAAGAATTTACTAGACGAGAAAAAGGTTTTTGGTTCAATAATAAGGATCTGGATACTTACATTACTGGTACTCACTTTATGTACCTGCAGTGGTCCAAGATTGATGTTGGGAAACCAGACTTTAGAGAGTCAAATAGATTATTCTTCATTTTCTGGGAAGCTTGCAAGGCAGACCACAGGTCTTATGGAATGTGTTATCTTAAAAACCGTAGATCAGGATTTTCCTTTATGTCCTCGGCTGAGACCGTCAATCTTGCGACAATATCCTCGGATTCACGGTACGGAATATTGTCCAAATCAGGACCTGATGCTAAGTCAATGTTCACGGATAAGGTTGTACCAATATCGGTTAATTATCCATTTTTCTTCAAACCAATACAGGACGGTATGGACAGGCCAAAAACCGAGCTCGCATATAGAGTACCAGCCTCCAAGTTTACACGTAAGAAACTTGACACAAACGAAACGGTTAAAGAAATCACGGGTCTTGATACCACGATCGACTGGAAGAACACAGGGGACAACTCGTATGACGGTGAGAAACTCAAACTCCTCGTCCACGATGAATCGGGTAAATGGGAAAGGCCGAACAATATCCTCAACAACTGGAGGGTTACAAAAACAACATTAAGACTAGGTAGTAGAGTCATAGGTAAATGCATGATGGGGTCAACCTCAAATGCCTTAGATAAAGGTGGCGAAAATTATAAAAAACTCTATTATGATTCAGACGTTACAAAGCGAAATCGCAACGGGCAAACTCGTTCGGGATTATATAGTCTGTTCGTTCCTATGGAATGGAACTACGAAGGATACATTGATTCTTTTGGATTACCTGTATTCGAAACACCAGAAACTGAAACTCTTGGACCAAATGGAGATATAATAGATTTAGGTGTAATAGATTATTGGCAAAATGAAGTTGATGGCTTAAAAGGAGATCAAGATGCTTTAAACGAATTTTATAGACAATTTCCAAGGACTGAAGAGCATGCGTTTAGAGACGAAGCAAAACAATCATTATTTAATCTAACTAAGATATATGAACAAGTAGATTTTAATGGTGACTTAAGACATAGCTCGCTTGTAACAAAAGGTAGCTTTCAATGGAGAGACGGGATAAAGGATACTAGCGTTATATTTGTTCCAAATAATAGCGGAAGATTTTTAATAACTTGGGTTCCACCTGAAAACCTACAAAATCGTGTAATAGTAAAGAGTGGGATTAAATACCCTGGCAATGATGGCTTGGGAGCATTTGGTTGTGATAGTTACGATATATCAGGAACAGTAGACAATAGAGGTTCCAATGGAGCTCTTCATGGTTTAACTAGTTTTAGCATGTTGGACGTGCCGCCTAATCACTTTTTTTTAGAATACATTGCAAGACCTCAGACAGCTGAGATATTTTTTGAAGATGTTTTAATGGCTTGTGTATTTTATGGCATGCCAATACTTTGTGAAAATAACAAACCCAGACTACTTTACCATTTTAAGCGTAGAGGATATAGAGGTTTTTCAATGAATAGACCAGATAAAGTATATAATAAACTGTCTATAACTGAAAGAGAAATTGGTGGTATACCAAACTCAAGCGAAGATATAAAACAAGCACACGCCGCTGCTATAGAAACTTACATAGAGAGCTTTGTAGGTTTGCAGGACAAAGGCTATGGTGATATGTATTTTCAAAGAACATTAAACGACTGGAGTAGATTTAATATAAATAACAGAACAAAGCACGATGCTTCTATTAGTTCTGGATTAGCACTAATGGCTTGCAATAAAAATAGATATAGACCTATACAAAAACGAGAAATTATATCTTATAATTTAGGTATAAAGAGATACGATAACACTGGGGCTTCTTCTAAAATTATAAAATAAATGAATATAAAATATAATGCTAATAGCGCGTTTCCAAATCAGGTAGTACCTTTAGAGGAAAAATTAAGCGTAGAGTATGGTCAGCAAGTTGCTGATGCTATACAATCTGAATGGTTCTCACAAGGTAGAACTAATGGCAATAGATATTTAACTTCTTTTGACAACTATCATACTAGAAGATTATATGCTAGAGGAGAGCAGTCAACACAGAAATACAAAGATGAGTTATCTATAAATGGTGATTTGTCTTATCTTAATTTAGACTGGAAGCCTGTTCCCATATTGTCTAAGTTTGTAGATATACTAACTAACGGTATATCTAATAAAGATTACGATATAAAAGCATACGCTAATGATCCTATATCTGTTAAAAAAAGAACGGACTACGCCAGTAAGTTAGCTATGGATATGTTTGGGCAAGATATAATTCAAGACGTAAAAGCAACAACAGGTCAAGATATATCAAACACTAATATACCCGCTATCGATCTTCCTAAGACACTGGAAGAGATGGAGTTACATTTACAGCTCTCTTATAAGCAGGCTATAGAAATAGCTGAAGAAGAAGCTATAACTCAAACTCTAGACAAAAATAAATATGATTTACTTAAGCGTAGACTAAACTATGATTTAGTCACATTAGGTATTGCTGCGGCTAAAACAAGTTTTAATGTAGCAGAAGGTATAACCTTAGATTACGTAGACCCGGCTTATATGATACACTCATATACCGAAGATCCAAATTTCGAAGATATATATTATGTCGGCGAGGTTAAAGCAGTTACAATAGCTGAGATAAAACAAAAATTTCCACATATATCAGATGAAGCATTAATTAAGATTCAAAGATCTTATAGTAATCAAAACTATATATATGGTTGGGGAGCTTATGATGAGAACACTGTTCAAGTGCTATACTTTGAATACAAAACCTATATGGATCAAGTTTTCAAGCTTAAGCATACAGATCAAGGTTTAGAAAAAATACTAGAGAAACCAGACACTTTTGATCCACCTAAAAACGATAAGTTTGATAGAGTTTCAAGAAGTATAGAGGTTTTATTTGAAGGAGTTAAGGTTCTAGGATCTGATATGATGCTAGACTGGAAAATGGCAGAGAACATGACTAGGCCAATGGCTGATACTACTAAGGTAGAAATGAATTACACTATATGTGCTCCTAGAATTTACAAAGGTAGAATAGAGTCTATTATTAGTAAGACCATGGGTTTTGCTGATATGATTCAATTGACTCATCTAAAGTTACAGCAAGTAATATCTAGAATGGTACCCGATGGTGTGTTCTTAGATATGGATGGTTTAGCAGAAGTAGATCTTGGTAATGGAACAAACTATAATCCAGCTGAAGCTTTAAACATGTATTTTCAAACTGGTTCCGTTGTTGGTAGGTCACTTACACAAGAAGGTGGTATGAATCCTGGTAAAGTGCCAATTCAAGAATTATCATCATCATCAGGACAAGGGAAAATAGCGTCATTAATAAGTACCTATAATTATTACGTACAAATGATTAGGGACGTTACAGGCCTTAACGAAGCTAGAGACGGTAGCTTACCTGATAGAGACACGTTAGTTGGCTTACAGAAAATAGCAGCTCAACAATCTAACATAGCTACAAAACACATAAACAACGCTAGTCTATATTTAACACTAAGATTATGTGAGAACATATCTAAAAAATTAGTGGATGTTATTAGTTTCCCTTTAACACTTAACGCATTAAAAAATTCTATATCAACTTTTAATGTTCAAACATTGTCAGAGATATCTAATTTAAATCTGCATGACTTTGGTATATTCTTAGATCTTGAACCTGATGAAGAAGAGAAATCACAGTTAGAACAAAACATACAAGTAGCACTACAAACTGGTGGTATTGACTTAGAAGACGCTATAGACCTTAGACAAATACGTAATTTAAAATTAGCAAATCAAATGCTAAAGCAAAAGCGTAGACTAAAGCAAGAGAGAGATCAAAAAGCATCTCAAGCAAATATGCAGGCTCAAGCTCAAGCAAATGGACAACTAGCAGAGCAAACAGCTATGGCTGAAACTCAAAAACAACAGATTCTTACTGACCAAAAAATGCAGTTAGAACAAGCTAAGTCTCAATTTGAAATACAAAGAATGCAAGCTGAAGCGGGTATAAAAAGAGAGCTCATGGCTGAGGAGTTTAATTATAACGTGCAATTAGCTAAAGAAAGATTCAATGGAGAGAAAGGTAAAGAAGGGGATATTGAAGATAGAAAAGATAAGAGAGCTAGAATAATAGGAACACAGCAATCACAAATGATACAGCAGAGACAAAGCGATGGAACACCTATTGACTTTGAATCTACTAACGATAGTTTAGGCGATTTTGGCTTAGAAGCCTTTGGTCCTAAATAATTTTTAATTTTATAATATTATATTATGTCAGAAGTAAACGCGGCCGTAGAGGTCAAACAAGAAGGTGATTTTTCTTTAAAAGGTAAGAAAATGAAACCTAAAAAATTAGTAGACAATACTAGTTCAGAACCAATTAAGGTAGATCTAACAAAGCCAGATGCTCAAGGAGAAGTGGTGCCTGATGTAATCAAGGTTGATTTAACTCCTAAGGATATCGTTAAAGAAGGTTTTGAGACGACTACTCCGGTAGAAGCACCTGTTGAAGCACCTGCTAAAGAAGTTGTAATCCAAGAAATAACTGAAGAAGAGGTTGATGAAAAAACAGTAGAGCTTTATGAGAAAGCAGAGCAAGCTGTTAAAGACCAGGTTACACAAGGCAAGGCACTACCTGAAAATATTCAATCACTTGTTGACTTCATGGGAGACACAGGTGGAACAATAGAGGATTACGTGAGACTTAATCATGACTACTCTAATGTAAACGAAAAAGTATTACTCAATGAGTACTACAAACAAACTAAACCTCATCTAGATACAGAAGAAGTTGATTTTCTTATGGAAGACAATTTTTCTTACGATGAGGAACTTGACGAGCCAAGAGATATTAGAAAAAAGAAATTGGCTTTCAAGGAAGAAGTTGCTAAAGCCCGTATAGAGCTGGATTCTATGAAGGATAAATACTATCAGGAGATCAAGTTGAGACCTGGTATTACCCAAGATCAGACAAAAGCTACGGACTTTTTCAATAGATACAAGGAGCAACAAGAGCACACTAAGACTCTTCAGCAGGATTTTAAAGTACAAACTGAACAAATTTTTAATGATGAATTCAAAGGTTTTGATTTCAATTTAGGAGAAAAGAAGTTTAGATATCAAGTACCAAATCCTTCTGAAACAGGTAAGTCACAGCTAGATGTCAGTAATTTTATTTCAAAATACACTGATGAAAAAGGCGCTGTAACTAACCCAGCAGGTTATCATAAAGCTCTTTACGCTGCAATGAATGCGGACAAAATCGCTAATCATTTTTACGAACAAGGAAAAGCTGACGGGGTTAAAAACGTTGTTAGTTCTTCTAAGAACTCAAGTAATGACAAAGTTAGGCAGGTTGCCGACGGTAATGTTTTTATAAATGGTCTAAAAGTAAAATCAATAAGTGGTTTAGATTCGTCTAAACTAAAAATTAAAAAACGAAAATTTTAACATTAAACCTTTAAATTATGGGAATTTTAAATCCACAATTTGGTTCGATAGTACCATCGCAAGCGCAACAAACGCTTTCGAATAACTATCTAACATTTGACGGTGCAGCCGGTGGAAACTTTGCACAACAATACCTACCTGAGCTTTACGAAGCTGAAGTAGAGCGCTATGGTAACAGAACGTTATCAGGATTTTTACGTATGGTTGGAGCTGAGCTGCCAATGACGTCTGATCAAGTAATCTGGTCTGAACAAAATAGATTACACATTGCATATGACAACTGTGCTAACGGTGGAGCTGCGAATACAATTACTATTCCACTTGCTGCAGACGTTAATAACGTTGTATCTCCTCAACAAACTATCGTAGTGATGGACAATTTTGGTGGAGAATCAAAATGTTTAGTTGTAACTTCTGATCTAAGAACAGCTGCTGGTGGTGGTACTGGTGTATTAAACGTATTGCCTTATGGCTCTGCTACATTAGCTACCGAAGGACTAGTAGGTGTTGTAAAGATATTTGTTTACGGTTCTGAATATCCAAAAGGAACAAATACTACAGTTGCTGGTCAAGCTGCTGGTGTTGCTGCTGGTGGAAATGATTTTCCAATTGCTACAGTAACTCCTGAGTTTACTCAATTTGCTAACAAGCCAATTATCATTAGAAGTCAATATTCAATCAATGGTTCTGACACTGCTCAGATCGGTTGGGTAGAAGTTGCTACTGAAGATGGAACATCAGGATACTTGTGGTACTTAAAAGCAGAGTCTGAAACAAGACTACGTTTTGAGGATTACCTAGAAATGTCTGTTGTAGAAGGTGAGCAGGTTGCTGCTGGTTCTGGGATAGGAGCTCTTGCTACTGGTGCCGTAACTGGTACTGAAGGTTTGTTTGCTGCTATCGAAGATAGAGGTAACGTACAAGTCGGATTCTCTACTGGAACTGGTATTAGTGACTTTGATGATATTCTTAGAAACTTAGATACTCAGGGAGCTATTGAGGAGAACATGTTATTCTTAAACAGAAACACTAATCTTGATTTTGATGATATGCTAGCTGCTATTTCATCTGGAGCTAATGGTGGAACTGCTTTTGGATTATTTGAAAATTCTGAAGAGATGGCATTGAACTTAGGTTTCTCTGGTTTCAGACGTGGATCTTACGATTTCTACAAAACTGACTGGAAATACTTAAACGATGCTTCTACTCGTGGAGCTCAGGCTGGACCTGCTTCTATTGAAGGTGTATTAGTTCCTGCTGGAACAAGTACGGTTTACGATCAGATCCTAGGTACTAACATTAGACGTCCTTTCTTACATGTAAGATATAGAGCGTCTCAAGCAGATGACAGACGTATGAAGTCTTGGTTAACTGGTTCTGTTGGTGGAGCTTTCACTAGCGATCTAGATGCTATGACTGTAAACTTCTTATCTGAAAGATGTTTAGTGACTCAAGCGGCGAATAACTTCGTGTTATTCAAAGGAGTGTAATTACTCAAGATTAATGTAATTCTTACCCTCGTTATACAACGGGGGTAATTATTACTTTTATAAATTATTTAATTATATTATATTATGGCTAAAAAAGCTGAAGCAAAAAAAGTTGAGGTTGCTCCTCAAGAAGTTATAGTAGCAAAAAAAACTGCTACTCCAGTACAACCCACAAAACCAGAGTGGGAAATAAAACCTAGGACATACATAGTTAAGGGTAGAAAACAACCGTTAACATTAACAATTCCAGGTAAACATACTAGAAAAAGTCCCTTATTATATTTTGATAAAGATCAATCTAAACAAAGGGAATTAAGATATGCCACAAACATGAACAGTCCTTTTATAGATGAACAAAAAGGAGAAGCAACATTAGGGCATATTACTTTTAGAGATGGCGTACTTACTGTTCCGCAAGAAAATCAAATCCTGCAAAAACTATTAAGTAAATTTCATCCATTAAAAGATCAAAAGTACTACGAGTTTGATTCTGTTGAAGAAGCAGAAGATGATTTAGATATCATTGAATTAGAATTACAAGCGCTTAACGCTGCCATGGAAATGGACGTTGATCAAGCTGAAGCTATACTTAGAGTAGAAAAAGGTAGTTCTGTTTCTGATATGAAATCTAAAGAACTCAAGAGAGATTTGTTGTTGTTTGCTAAAAGAAAACCAGGTTTGTTTTTGAATCTAGCTAGCGACGAAAACGTTCAGCTAAGAAACTTTGGTATAAAAGCTATTGAAGCTAGAATAATCAACCTGTCACAAGACCAAAGAACTTTTCATTGGACTTCAAATGACAGAAAACTATTCACTGTACCATTTGACGAAAACCCGTATTCAGCTTTAGCCTCTTGGTTTAAAACTGACGAAGGTGTAGAAGTTTACAAATCTATAGAAAAAAGAGTATAAACAAGTGATACTAATATATTAGGGTATCATATTAATGGTACCCTGGTGTATTATAATTCAAACAAACATGGCTATAAATGTAAACACTGTATATCAGACAGTCTTATCTATTATAAATAAAGAACAAAGAGGCTATTTAACGCCCGCTGAGTTTAACACAGTAGGGACGCAAGTTCAATTAGATATATTTGAGAAGTACTTTGAAGACTTAAATCAACAATTAAGAGTACCACAAGCGGACGTTGACTACGCTGACAGGATAATGAATCTTGACGAAAAGTTAGCTATATTTAAAACATTTGGACAAGCTCAATATGATTTCACGAGCAATCCAGGTCTTGCGTATTTTAGACTACCTAATCAAGATGCTTATGGAGCTACTGTAGATTTTTACAGGCTAGGTACTGTTACATACAAAGACGACAGAGGTAATCAAATAGAACTACAAAGATTACCAAGAACAGATTTTTACAACATAGAAAGATCTCCTTTAACAAAATCAACTAAAAGTTTTCCTACTTATTTATATGAGAATAGAGGCGATGTGAATGTATCTGGTCAACCAATAGACAACCATTTACAAAACATTATATATGTTAATCCTAGTGATATAACTAGCGGCATAGAAGTTGACTATATAAGAAAACCAATTAGTCCTATATGGGGATTTTCTACCGCTGGTAGAGGTCAATATATATTTGATGGAAGTTATTATAATCCTGGACTAGGTACTGGTTCTAGGGATTTTGAATTACATGAATCAGAACAAGTTAACGTTGTATTAAGAATATTAGCTTATACTGGTATTATAATACAAGATCCTTCTATAGTTCAAATAGCTGCGCAACAAGTTCAAGGAAAAGAAGTAAACAAAAAAAGCTAATAGATGGGAATTATAAATGAAACTAATGAACAATACTACGCAGGGGCTCAAGGCTTTGTAGTTGATAATTCTTCAGGTCAAAACAAATTTACTTTTACTTTTGATACAAATCTAGAATTTGGCTCTTATGATCCTTCTAATGTAGATTATCAGAAAAATAATTTTAAATTATACTCTAGTTTTGACGGTGTAAACTATGTAGAATATGTAGCTCCATATACTGTAATCGGTAATACTGTTTCTTTAGTAGCTACGCTGCCAGTAAATAACGTATTGGTTTGTCAATTAAAAAGACTTGATGGTGGAAGCTATGGAGATAGAGATGCTTATGGCATAACCACAGAGCAAAACTATGGTAGCTACGAATATATAACGTTAAACAATGTTGTTAATAACTTTATCGTGGCTTACGTAGGAGCAGGTAAATTAATACCAAGTGTTAAAAGAACGGATTTAATATTTCATGCTAAAAGAGCTCTGCAAGAATTTAGCTACGACACACTTAAAAGTGTTAAGTCTCAAGAGCTTAATATACCACCTAGCTTAAGCGTGGTTATACCTCAGGACTATGTAAATTACGTGCGTATGTCTTGGATAGATCAAGCTGGTGTACAAAGAATAATATACCCAGCAAATAATCTAACTACTTCCCCTTACTCTACACCTCTTCAAGACTCTCAAGGTGTTCCAACCCAAGATAATTTTGGTGAAAACATAGAAGGTACATCGATAACAGAAGAGAGATGGAAAAGTAATAGTCAAGGATTATTAGAAGGTGAGTTTAATGCTAGCGTAGACTGGGCTGGATTTGACTGGGGCTACGGCGGAATGTGGAACATGGGTTATGGTCAATTATACGGAATAGACCCACAGTATTCTCAAGTAAACGGATGGTTTAATATGAACGACAGAGAGGGTAAAATATCTTTTTCAAGTAATTTAGTTGGCAAGCTAATAATACTAGAATACATCTCTGATGGCTTAGCTTATGATATGGATAGTAGAGTACCTAAATTAGCCGAAGCAGCTATCTACGCGTACCTATCTCACGCTGTACTTGCTAGTAGAATAAACCAACCTGAGTATTTAATACAAAGATTAAAAAGAGAAGCTACTTCTAAATTAAGAAATACTAAAATAAGACTATCTAATATTAAACTTGGGGAAATAGCTCAAGTTATGAGAGGTAAGTCTAAATGGATTAAACACTAAAATAGTATGGCAGAGTTTAAAAATCTTTTTATAAAATCTAAAATGAACAAGGATCTTGATGATCGCTTGTTACCTCAAGGTGAATATAGAGACGCGCTTAACATCCAAGTGAGCATGTCAGAAGGTCAAGATGTTGGGGCATTAGAAAATGTTTTAGGAAATAGTTTATTTATAAAATTCCCGCTCTTGACTGATACAGTTGATATCAAGTGTATAGGTTATCTAGCATCGGAAATAAATTCTTGTTTTTACTTTTTTCTAACAAACAATGAATCTGAGGCATACGATCCACTTGCAAAAAACTTTATAGTAAGATCTATTGTTTCTTCAGGTGTAGCAACTCAAAATGAAATATTAGTTAGAGGTGCTTTTTTAAACTTCTCCACGTTATATCCAATATATGGAGTTAATTTAATTGAAGAATTATTATTCTGGACAGACAACAGGAATCAACCTAGGAAAATAAATGTTGATTTAGCTAAGATACTACCACCTTTTACATTAGGTGCTGATTACTATACAATAGAAGATACTATAAGTGTAGCTAAATACATGCCATACACGTCACCTGTTGTTTGGCAAGAAGTAACTCAAGAGGTCATAGACGAAAGTGGCTCACCAGCATTACTTCAACCTGCTCTTGGCGGTTATCAAACCACAATGCAAGACGTAGTTAGTTTAAAATTACCGGACACAACCACAGACAACCCTTATTATGATGCGGTATATAGAGGTGATCCAGATTACTTAGAGGATAAATTTGTAAGATTTAGCTATAGATTTAAGTTTGATGATGGTGAATATTCTGTATTTGCTCCATTTACTCAAGAATGCTTTATACCTCAACAAGATGGTTATTTTCTTTTTAACCCATCTGGAACAGACAACGATGACAACGATATGTCTGCCACTTATAGAAGCACGGTAGTAGACTTTATGGAAAACAAAGTAAATGAGATAAAGCTTCTTATTGAAATGCCAGATAATGGAGATCCAGCTTTTCCAGCAACAAGCCTTATTAACACTACCAGCTATTTTAAAATAACAGAGGTAGAAATATTATTTAAACAATCTGATGGCGCTGCTGTTCTAGTGGTTGATACTATATCTGCAGAAGAGATAAGAAAACAATACGTTTCTGGATCAGGGAATAACACATACGAATACACTTACTCAGGCACAAAGCCCTTTAAAACTTTACCAGAGAATCAGTTAACTAGAGTTTATGACAAAGTACCAGTCAAGGCCTTTAGTCAGGAAATAATAAGTAATAGAATTGTTTATGGTAATTTTCAAACTAGACACACTCCACCATCTGGATTAAACTATAACGTAGGTACAGGTTCCAAACAACCTTTCGACGTAACAACATCTGCGACATCTGTTTCATGGAATACCAGTATAGTTGAGTACCCTAGTAGTACGTTAAAGCAAAATAGAAATTATCAAGCAGGTTTTGTTTTATCAGATAGATTTGGTAGAACAACTTCTACGCTTTTATCAAACACTGGAAATGTAGTTACCACGGCTACGGCTAGCTCTTTGTCTACTGTTTATTCACCTTACAATGATACCACGGTTGATATTGGTTTATGGCCTGGAGAAACATTGTTAATACAGGTTAATGATACTATAAGCGAAACACCAATAGCATCTACTTTATACCCAGGTACTTACAATGGCGATCCAACAAGTGTTCTTTACAATCCACTAGGTTTTCAATCGTGGAAGGTAGTTGTTAAGCAACAAGAGCAGGATTATTACAATGTTTACCTGCCTGGTATATTAGCTTCATATCCAGAAGATCCTACAAAAGAATTAGGTCTAACCTCTCATGTGGTCTTAATAAATGACAATATAAATAAAGTGCCTAGAGATTTAACTGAAGTTGGTCCTGATCAAAAGCAGTTTAGGAGTTCTGTTCAACTATTTGGTAGAGTAGAAAATACAAATCAAACACCAGTTGGAACACCAGCAACGGATTTTGGTGTTGTTAATCAACAGTATTATCCTTCTAGATTTTCAGATACAGTGTCTACGATACAAGATGAATTTGGCTTATTTAACGTAGATACCAGTGCGGTTTCATTTCCACCAGAACTAGAATCTTCTTTTTACGAAGCAGAATCAAATCCACTTATAGGTAGGATAAGTACTACAGATAAAATAGGGCAAATAGTTCCAGGTACTTATTCTATTTTTAATTTAGCTGTATATGAGACAGAACCTGTAGAATCAAGACTTGATATATACTGGGAAACTAGTTCAAGCGGTACAATTGATGACTTAAACGAGCAAGTAATAGCTACAGGTGGTCAAACCATATTTGGAATAAACAACGACAACTGGTTTCTAAACGAGTACTTTAATATACAAAACTCGACTTCAAATCCATGGAGTGAGACAGCTTTAAATGCTTCGCCAGAATTTCCGCCATCACCAGCGCTACCTGTTATAGGGCCTGACAACGCTGAGTATGGAAGATACAGATCTGTTGTTATGGGTCCTTTTTGGTTTGATGACAATACTAACACTCCTATAGATAACGTAGAGCTTAACAGCTTTATTATACAGGATGCAAACAACATCGTCGTAACTAGCCAATTTGACATATTAAGAATAAAAGGAACAGGGTCTACTCCAGCTGGTATAGGTAATTACATAGACTTTACTGGAGCTACTACAACGACTTATGCTCACGATACATTTATACTTGTTAATAAAACTTATAAATTATACGATAGTAGCGATATTCCTGCTACAAAATTCTCTTTAATTATAACCGTTACAGACGAAGACAACGTGGTTGTACCACAACCTCCAAAAACATTTACACTTACTAGTAATCTTGATGGCACTAACTTAGATGATGTTAGAACAGTCCAAGTTGGTGGTGAGACAGCAATAACAACGGCGGGTTATGTTAATACCTCTTGGGGTCAAACTACTTATTCTCCTATAGATTTTGGGCAACAACCAAATGCGGCTGGTGGTCCTCCTGGTCAAGTGGTTATTCAGTATGGATACACGGGTATTCCTCTTAA